GCCGTCCGCAAGATTGTAACCACCTTCCGCCCATGAAAGGAAGGATAGGTTTAGGATGTTCCAAAACAAGTACTCCTGCGTTTGATCAACGCTGTAGCGAAGCATCTTCGGGAACTCTTTGAAGATACTTTGAGGATCTTCGAGTTGTGCGTCATCCGAGATGATGTATCGGAGGCCGAAGTTCTGCCAAAAGAAGGTCGAAGTGAGGCCAGGGCCTGCGGAGTCAAGTGGAGCTTGAGTTGCTTCGCCCATTTGGGAGAGGAGGCCGAACGGAACGATAGAATGTTGAGAAAAGAACCGGCGTCTCATATCGTAGTCGGGCGTGTTGAAAACTTCAGGCCATCTGAGGGGGATCTCAAGACCGGACTTGGTGTAGATCTTCTCGAGGATCTTGGTAGCAGCCTCGAGGAAGGTATTAGTGAGATGAATCGAAGGCATTTGATTAACCCCCCTGGACTATCGCAAGAGCTGCTGCATTGAACACGACTTTGACCCTAGCTGCCAGGAGACCTCGGGGGTTCGCTTGGTACTGTCCGTTTACAATAGCCTCGTTGACAGAGTTATCAACATCTTGGATAACTGCTACAAGGTTCGTGAGGGTAGGATCAACGATATAGAACCCAGTGACAGGATCTTTGTTAATTCCAACTGGGGTACCATATGTAGCTTGCGAAGTACCTCCTTGTTGCCAACCCACTGTCGGAGGAAGATTCATCGTCACTTCCGCCGGAGGACCGAAGGTAAGAATAGGAAGTTCTCCAGGTTGAGCCGAGAAGAGCCCACTTCCGACATTTGAGGCACCGAAGACGTACTCTGCCCCCATTGTCCCTGGTCCGGTAGGGAAGCCGTGCCAAGTTTGAACAGACGCACATATTGCCATCCCCACTATTCCAATAGCAGTGTTTACAGGAGCAGGTTGCACAGAGCCAGGAGAAGCAAGAGCAGAACCACCAACGAGAGTCGCACCGGAAACAGCTACTTCACCTGTAGCGGAGGTCGTCGTTAATGCAAGCGTGATCGCGTTCCCGCCAACTCCAGGCGTATTAGCGTTAATAATAACGAGGTTACCGTCAAGATACGCTGTAACAAGGTTAACAAGTGAGTTAGCATTGATACTTACTTCCAGAGCATGAAGAAGTTCGTAGATGTTACCTGTAGGTGTAACGGTAAGGGTGACCGGAGGAGCTGCACCAATCGTATAGGTGATCGTGTCACCAGGTACAAAATTAGCCGCGAGAAGGAAGAAACCTCTTGCGCGTGTGCCCGTGGCGAACCAGACGATATCTCCCTCATAGACCGGAGCTAGGTAGGGGAGATAGATCGGTGAAGGGGAAATGGCTGTAGTCGGAAGGTTCACTACAGGCCGTTGGGTCGCCACCGTTATAGGCATAAAAAATATCCTCAAACTGGTCTTAGCAGTTCAAGGATACTCCTTCAAAAAACGAGTGTCAAGTTTGCGTAAACTTGCAACTACTCCCGAGTCAGGCTCTTGTCCATCTCAGTACGAACGGCCCCGCTGTCGATGTTGTCTTGGCCGACAACCCTAGCCATACCGTCTTCGAGTGCTTGATACCCGATGTTGTTCTGACTGTTCAGGAGTCCCTCGAAGGCCCGTGAGTGATAGAGTTCCTTAACGGCCAGGGGGTTCACTTCGCAGAGAACCAAGTCACCCACTTGAACTTGTTCTTTTCCTGCGACCTCCTTGAAATCAATCGGTAGTTCGGTATCTTCTCGTATTTCATGCTTCTCAACACGGCGATACTTGCGAGATCTAATCCTGGCTCGCATGAATGGATCCTTAATAGACGCCCATACATATTTACATCCTTTAAGAGGTTCTCTCATATAAAGCTCAGGCTTAGCAAACAAAGGCTCGTTGTTCCGATGCAAATAGCCGTGATCAATGAGGGCAAGAGTCTCTGCGAGGCTACGCTGACCATTAAGACCCATATTAGGCACAGCAGCCATAATATGAGGATCAACCTCCACCCTGTTTTGGACAACGTCGGTATCATAACGTTCTTTCTCAAACCCTTCATAGGCTTGGATAGACTCAAGCTCTTGCTGAAGCATCTCATCCTTGAAGCTCTTCTCGTGCTTACTCTCTTTAGGCATGTTACCATTCTCCTTTTATAGTATTCTCAACTTCAGTCCACTCACCGAGAGAGTCATCCCAATCATCTTCTGTAACTGCCTGATCTACGTGCAGGCTTAGATTATGGAAGTTCTTACCTATCTTAATCTCTAGAAGATTACAAGGCATAGGAACTTGCATATCTGGACGAAAAATACCCGTTAAGTCTCTACATTGTCTTTCAAGGTATTCATCTATACGCTCCTCAGCCATTACTCAGTTCCTCCGAAGATATCTTCTAGGTCTTTTTTATCTAATCCGGCTTCTTTCGCCATTTCTATGGCTGCTTGTTGGTCTTTACTAAGTTTGGGCTTCTTGCCGGGGGTGCGTTGAGCGCCTGAAGTGCCTGAATCATAACCCGTAGAGTACTTCGGGGGCTCATTTCCTCTTGTGTTACGGGTTTTCCTTGCCACTTTACCCGCCGCCATGTCTGTAGCACCTTCAAGTGCCTCCATTAGCTGCTTATGACTCATGTTACCGAGGATATCATCGGTAGCTGTTGAGAAGATAGCATCAAACTCCTTGCGTTCAGAGGGAGTCATCGGCGTATCATCAACAAACTTTGAGATAGCATACCGTGCAGCCTGTGCTGCTACGGGTATAGTCTGGGCCTTCGCTGCTGTTTGGCCTGCTTGGAACGCTCGTTCAGATGCAAAAGAGATAGCCTTCGCTATCGAACCCGTTCTCAGCATCTCTTCTTCAACTTCTTGTTCAAAAGATTTGCCACCAGAAGGGGCAGCAGGCAGCGCAGGGCCAGGGACAGGACGGCTCTTTAGCCCTTGGAGTTCCTTTTTTAGGTCCTCCATCTCCTCGCGTTGCTTCTCGTAGGCTGCCTTATCAAACTTGAAGCCGTCGATATCATCGACTTCTTCCTTCTTTTCTACTTTTTCAACAGGTTCAGGGTCGAACATATCATCAAGGGTGATCTCGTCGTCATCATCAGCCATTGTCTAGTCCTCCAACCATTCTGGGATTTCTACTCCATTTTTACGATATAGTGCCTTGAAAGAGTCCATAACCTTCTGCCGGTACATGATATACCCTACTCTGGTCTCTGTGGGTAGTCCTGTATTATTTAAGAGTGAGTCTTTAGCGTTTCTAAGATTCTCTTTGAAAAGAGTCTTTATAGCCCAATCCCATATCTGTGATTCGAGAAGAGCTGTTATATCCTCTTCAATTTCAATTTCCTTTGCTGTTTTTGCACTACTCTCTCTATTGATCATCGGATTCATCTTTATTTCCATCTTCTTCACCTTGTGCTTGTTGTCCGGCTCCTAAGAGTCCCGCTGCTACTTGTGCTCCACCCTGTCCGGGCTGTGCTACTCGTCCTACCTTGGAGTGTTCGATGATATGCGAAGCCATCTGTTCTTTCTGTTGCTTCTCTTGTGCGATCTGCCGCATCTGTTGTTGTTGTTTCGCGTCGTCGAGAGTACCGATAAACTGTGTGATCTCCGGGTAGTCGAACTTCTCAATCACGTTTCTCGTTACGTTATACAGATTACCCATATTTCCCTGCACGAGAGGACTGGGTGTGAGAAGCTGATAAAGAGCCATGGCATCCTGCCGACTGTTCTCTTTATCAAGAGGCCCTCCAGATCCCGCGATACCGAGATTATAGTTAAGAGCTAGGATCTCACGGGGGACTTGTACCTCAGTATTGCCCTCACTGGAGGATTGTAACATATTCATTTGGTCTTTGCCGTACTTTACATAAAGCAGATGGGTATACTTAAAAACCTTCTGCATCCACTTACGAATCTTTGTAATCATCCGGTTCGTCTGCATGCCCTGAAGGGCCTGTTGTTGGGAGGCTGCCTTCGCCGTCTGCTTACCACCTCCGCCTGCTCCAGCAGGAGGCATGGCAGGAGCAGCGGGAGCACCGATGCTCCGGTCTGCAAGCGCAACAAGAGCCTGCTCCTCCGCAAAGAGAGCCTGTGGAGGTTCTCCAAGCTGAATGAACCCTACATCAGTCGGTGTCTCAACGCGCATACGAGCACCAGGCCCCAACCGATGAGACTCATTCTCTCCGAGATCCTTGTAGCCTGGAGTCGTGTAAAAGGTAGGGTTACTTGCGATATCTAACCAATCCAGTCTCGCATTTCTTTGTGCAGAAGCTTCCTCCTGTACAGGTCCCACCACATCAGGGACGGAGAACCCATAAAACCTGTTGGGACGTGGCATAACAGAGATAGGGAAATAAGGTCTTCCTCCCTCATACTCGAAAGGGGCGAAACCGGCCATAAGGCGAGACATGTCATGGACCCAAATATAATTTTCCTCACAGACTCCATCTCCATCCATATCAAACTGCCTGGTTAAGATCTGCCACATCTCGACGGGTCCTCGTGCTACATGCATACCGTCAGGCATAGGAATAGCATAATCACCAATGGTAAGCTTCCCGCCAATAGTATAAGTAGCATTTCCCTGCCTATCCCATGGCCTTTCATCTTGTCCTGCTGCTGTGCATGCCATGATACGCTCTACCATTTCAGCGGAAAATACCCCGGACTCGACCATCGAATACATATCCCTTTCTGACATGTATCTTTTACGCGCAACTCCGTCTGCCACTTCAATACTAGGAGCATAATTAGGGAAAAGAATAAAATCGCGCAACTCAACCGGGTTGTATCTGACAGCATCCCATTCTACCTTATTTACTCTTTGCTTTTGCTTCTTGATTATGGCTTGTCCAAATTGATCAACTTTCGGATTCCCGGTTTCATCAAGTACCGGCCCATCGACAAGCTGCACCGTTTCTGAGACTTTCTTTTCCCATAAGCATTCGAGTATAGCAGTGCCATCTCTAGCGGCGAGTTGAATACAAGTATCATATGCCTCATACCAATCGTTGTTTTCATACTCTGAGTTATAGAACTGCTCAACTATATGAGCATACTGTGTAGAAATAGAATCTTTTCCCGCTACCGTGTATGGCCTTGGCACAAGGGCAGAACCAGAAAGTCGTGAGGTCATTTCCCCAACGGCGATGAAGACTACAGGTACAGTGATATTTGCACAGTTCTCCCATGGAGGGTTCGCCCTTTCTCCCTGCATCTCATAGAGGGAGTTACCATAGTCGAGGGATACGTCTAGAGCCCACCTGTTACCGAGGTTCAAGTCGATCAACTGCATAGCAGAGATGCCGACTGCCGTCCAAGTAGCGTCGTCTAAATGAGGAACCGGACGCATATTGAGCGCGTCCGGTTGGTGCTGAACACTATGCTTATTTGGCATGACTACACCATATCAGTAATTGTAGTGCTCTTCAACGGAGATGTTACCGGAGCCTCCTGCTCCTCCCGTTTGTCCGCCTGTTCCCGCAGTACCTGCAGTGCCCGCTGCACCTACTGCATAGGCATAGGTGGCTAGGGGAGCGTCTATAATTACTTGAGCACAGCCTCCTGCTGCTCCGCCATTGCTGCTTGAACTACCTCCGGTTGTTCCGCCGCCACCACTGCCTGAGTTAGTAGCCGCAGATCCTCCCGCAACGGATGACCCGTTACCCGACGTAGTACCAGCTCCCCCTACACAGGAATTTCCGCCCATACCTCCAGCTCCTGTAGGTGACATGCCCCCCTGGCCTCCACTTACTGCTACCTCTATAAGGGGTCCAGCAGCTACCGTTGCAGTACCTCCAGCAGGTTGCGTCCCAGTGTTGTTGCCTCCTACCCCACCTGTGTCAGTTATAAGAGCTGTTCCAAAGGTAGTAGTTCCTCCAGTACCGCCTGTGCCAGGAGTCGTGCCTGATCCTCCACCGCCGCCGCCTCCTCCAACGGTGTAGAGTTTAATCCACTTCACACCTGCTGGAGTCGTGTACGTACCCGTTCCTGAAGTAAACCGCTGTACCGTAGGAGCAGTAGCCGTAACAGGGTTAGTGACGGTGATATTTGGAGTTGTTCCTCCAGAAGAAGCTGCTCCACCTGAAGCAGTAACAGAAGTTACACTTCCACATGCTGCACCAGAACTTGTAAGTATCCCTCCTGTACCGGACTGAACACACTGTCCTGAAGTTAATGCCAATGCGTAAAGATTATTTCCTGCGACGTATCCTCCGCCTCCAGCTAGTATATCGGCACCCCCTGTTGTTTGTATCGTCCCAGATGAAGTTATAAAACCTGCCGACACTGTCCCTGTTGTTAGATTTGCTGAAGTAACTGTACCTGTGAATGTAGGGGTCTCATTAGGGGTAAGAACGACTGCTCCAGTAGTCGGAGCAGCCACAAGAAGAGCGTTGGCTGAAGTGACAGAGGTTACTCCACTACCGGCAACTCCACAGGCTCCAGCAGTAGCTGTAAGTATGCCTGCTGCTCCTAATTGAACACAGTCTCCTGAGCTGCCTGAGAGTCCCCCATCGGTTATGCTAGTAGTTGATGCAATGGAACCGGGTGCTATGAAGGTAGATGGTATGGAAAGTACCGGAGTAGTCGTAGGATTAGTCGATGTAATCTGGTTAGCCGTGCCTGTTACTGACGTTACCGTGCCGCTCCCCGTTCCGCAAGTAGGGCAAGTGATATTCGGAGTAGTTCCTCCAGAGCTAACGATTACACCAGATCCAGTGACTGCCGTAACAGTTCCCGTACCACAAGCTGCTGCCGCGTTCTGAATAACTCCGTTTGTGCCTGCTTGAAGACAGCGACCTGAAGTTAAAGTGCCGGATGCTACAGATCCTGTTGTACCAATATTGCCCGTTGTAGGGTCTATAGTGGTGCTTATAGTAGGAGTACCATTATTATTTAACCCAAATTGAAAGTAGGTACCTACAACGCCCTGAACGGTTGTTGTGTTATCACCACCTATGAAGGCTCCAATTCCAGATCCTGCGGAGGTAGTCCAAAAATATGCCTGCTGCTGGTTACATATAGTTCCACAAACAACAACATTACCCGCGCCCCCCGGCCCCGCTGATATAGCATAGCCTCCCCCTGAATTACGTACTTCAGTGGCAACGTCTGAAGTCATTAAGCCCGTGAATATAGGGGTCTCATTAGGGGTAAGAACGACTGCTCCAGTCGTAGGAGCTGCCACAAGAAGGGCGTTGGCTGAAGTAACTGAAGTTACTCCCCCTCCTGCTGCACAAGCTGCTCCAGTGGTAGTCAGAAGACCTCCAGTAGATGCCTGTACACAATTTCCTGAAGTTAAACCCGTAGCTAGTACCGTTGCACCTGAAACTGCTCCAGAGGCAGAGACACTTCCAGCGTTCACTGCTCCTGCCGTCGTTACACTACCCGCTGTAAGTGCCCCGGCAAAGGTAGGAGCAGCGACCGTATTGACAATCGGAGCAGTACTCGTACCTGTTATGGAGATATTGGTCCCGCCGGTGACTGATTGTACGCCTGTAGAAGTTGTAAGGCACGTAGCACAAGAAATATTTGGTGCAGTACCCCCAGAACTCACAATCGGACCTGAAGCAGTCACTGCTGTAACGGTGCCTGAACCAACCCCACAGGCTCCGACAATAGTCATCAACAGACCGCCCGTGGTGGCCTGGACGCAGTTTCCTGAAGAGAGAGCTGTATCGGCGACGTTAGCTCCGGTGATCGTACCACTGAAGGTAGGAGAGTTCGATATTGAGATGTTCGGGGTAGTACCCCCCGATGAAGCGAGGTTCCCCGTAGCTGTAACTGCCGTTACTCCAGCAGAAGCACAAGGCCCAGAAGTCGTAGTAAGAAGCCCACTAACTCCGGCTTGGACACAGTCCCCTGAGGTAAGATCTGTTCCTGTCAGAGACAACCCCTGGATAGCTCCCGCTGTTGAGAGTCCTCCGGCAGTGAGCGTACCGGAGAACGTAGGAGCGTTAACAAGGGTGATATTTGGAGTAGTACCGCCCGAGGAGAGTACGTTACCAGAGCCTGTAACGGCAGTGACCGTACCTGAGCCAGTGCCGCAAGCTGCTGCCGTAGTTGTGAAGAGTCCCGCTACCCCGGCTTGAACACAGTCTCCAGGTGTGAGTGTCGAGTTAGAAAGACTGTTATCAAATATGTAACTCGTCCCTTGGAAATCAAGGGTAGCTGCTGGCGAGACAACAGGAGAAAGAGCCAGTATGAAAGCTAGGAGAGACGCTACAAGTTTCTTCATATTAACTCCCCGGTCCTATGCACTCCACCTCTGCGGATAGAGTATATGTTGGATTAGAATTGTATACTTGATAAGTCGTGGTACTTATATTAGTAAATATAAAAGAGGGAGTTGTAAATATACCCGAAAGTGTAGATACCTGACAAAGTGGATTAGCTGTAAAAGCCGGAGTAAAGGTTTGAGCTACTGTTTGAGTTGATGCAGTAACATTAGAAATATAGTAAACTTCGATAATAAATGGGGAAGTAATAGTGCCTCCGTAGGAAAAGTATGCACTTCCTCCTCCGCCGCCAGATCCACATGCTGAACTTGCTGAAGTTAAAAGTCCTCCAGTTGATGCTTGAACGCAGTTACCGGAAGTAAGGGCTGAGTCAGTCAAGTTCCCTGTAACTGTCGAAGTCGGGACCGTCCAGCCTCCTGTTGGAGTCTGATAGGGTCCTATAGACTGAGCACCCACCAGGGAGGGTAGAAGAGTTAGAGCAGCAGCGAAAAGGAGCTTTTTCATATCGTCGCCGTAACTACACAACCTGTATAAGATTGTGGTGGACCCGCAGTGATAGATGTAACCCATGCTGTGATAGTTGAACCGGGGGTAGTGACATACGGAGATCCGAGAGCAATGGAAGCGTAGTTTATGTACGGTCCATTGTGAGGAGAACTTGGGAAGGATAGAGTTGCAATAACAACAGGGGGGTTAGCAGTCCCGTAGTTTGGTTTGAACTCTTCTATCGTAACAATACCTCCACCTATACCTCCAGAGATATCTAAGGTATAAGGATAGTTCGTTAGACCCGTTACTATATCAAGGTTAGCATTACTGTATGGAAGACATACCATAGAAAATCCTGTAATAGGAAATCCTACTGTA